GGAGCGGGCGAAGGGAATCGAACCCTCTTGAACAGTATTTCAATACGTTCCACTGCTCGCATTTTTCGTGTTCCAGTGCCGTGGATCGTTCCTTTCATCTCCTTTCAGTTTCTTTCTGTTCGACACTTTTTCGACACCTTTAAGGCGATTGAAGCCTTTCTTCTCAGCCGGCTTTGGCCCTGCCTCTTGGGGGAAAAATTGACTGGTTCTCTATCCAAGGCCATAGTAGCAAAAAGGAATCATGCCAATTGACTCATGACGAGGGATCGTATGCCTATATCTCTTTCGAAATACCTTGGTATCCAACATTCAAAAATTGATGAGTTGGGCGCTCTAGACCCAATATTGGATTTGGATACTAGGTTGTTTATTGATCCGCATTTGCTGAAATATGCAGAGTCGCCAGAGTTTAAAGATAGCTATGCAAAGCTCCAGAGAAGATTTCTGGAGATTGGAAAGCTTCTATCTTTAACTCAAGGTAAAGGTGACCCGTTTTGGAAGGCGGCAAATAAGCTGATGCAGTGGCATGAGGTAAGAGGGCTATGCATTGGTTATTCATCCAGTGGTACTTCAGGTAGTGGCATTGGCGATGCCCTCAGGGAACGGATATTAGAGACTGCAAAGATAATTATATCGGCAGGGAAGAATGATCCGGAAATATTCGAGTTGGTGGGGCTTTTTGAAGATAACTTTGGTCCTGATAGAATAAGTGATATGACGGCAAACATCATACGTGATGATTTGCTTGAGTATTCAAGGAATATTTACAAAGTTATCTTGGCGGAGTCTTCAGGGGTCGCTGTTGATAAAAAAACGGGTGTGCCATTGAATCCTTTCACTGGGGAGCCTGTTCTGTTGGTTCCAAAGGAGTTATTGAGGGACTTGCCGTCTGCATTTGAGTGGACTGGCAGCGATGTTATTGGGGTTGGTGATGAAACACTGAAAGAACATTTGAATAAGTTAGTTGGTGAGTCGTGGAAGTCTCTGACCTCTATAAAGAAGTCTGAATTGAAGGAGTTGATATTTAAGTATCCTGCTTTGATTGATGATCTAGTGAGTCAGTACTCTGCAAAAGAGCCATCTGTATATGACTTTGATTCTGATAAGGCCGGGGAGTATATCTGGTATCGAAAGACCCAAGAAGCAACGTTGGTAAACCCGTTGCCCTTAACGCTCTCGGAGCATCCGTCAATAGATGAGGTTGAGGCGCTCGTTCTTTCCATATGTAGAAAGTTTAAAGAGTTGGTTGAAGATAATGGCTTGAGCTCCCTTTTTTACGATTCGGACGGATACGCGAAGCACGAATCTGCGATTCAACTGGTTTTTTATGGAATTGCAGAGAGCTACTGCGAGGCGAATGGGATTGTTATTGCTAGGGAGTCCAACTCTGGAAGAGGTCCGGTTGATTTTAAATTTGGTAGCAAGAAAGAGAATAGTGTCCTCGTTGAAGTGAAGAAGTCTACAAACTCAGGACTCGCTAGGGGGGTTGAAAAGCAACTTCCAGAGTATATGAATTCAGAGAAATCTAGAAGGGCGATCTACTTGGTGATTGACATGGGATTCTCTGAAAATCAAATGAAGAAGCTAAACGATTTGCGAAGAAAGGCGGCGGATGCTGCGATTAAAATATTTACAATCAGTGGTGCTATGAAACCTAGTGCAAGTAAACTATAGGTGCAGCGATCAATCGATGTTGTCTGGTGGTTTTGCTTTTTTGGTTAAGTTTCTTGTATTTATAAGGCTCTTATTATGTTGTCTAAGATAGGAAAAGTTGGGAGAAATGCTCCTTGCCCATGTGGGTCAGGGGAAAAATTTAAACGTTGTCATGGTGGTTCTGATAACGTACCCGGAATGAAACCAGGGCAATTGGATTCTCAGCTAAAGAGATTGGCGCCAAGGGCCGTTTGCCTAGTTCCCGAAACGATGAAAGACTCCTGTCAGGGGCGAGTTATAGCATCGCATACGGTCTCGCGCTCAGGGAGCTTGGGGGCGATTGAGCGGAAAGGTCATGTGTATTCATACTTAATGAGTATTAAGCGATTTGATGATCTGGGTGGGGGGATAAAGCCGAGGCTGGTCGGATGGAAAGATGCCTCAACCTTTCCGGGGTTCTGTGGTCATCATGACAAAAAACTTTTTGCACCTTTAGAAGATGAGCCCTTTACAGGAAGTCCACAGCAATGCTTTTTGCTGAGCTACCGTGCTATTGTGTGGGAGTATTATGCTAAGTTGCGTTCAAATGGCAGTGCTTCTATGCGCGTAGCGCTGGCAGCCCAGAAGAGTAGCTCTGTTCAGCGTCAGGCTATGGATATTAATCGTCAGACTGATTTGGGGCTTCGCGATATGCAGGTTCGAAAGAATAAGTTTGACGAATGCCTAACAGCCGGGAGTTGGGGTGACCTGCATGGGTTGCTAATCGAATTCGATCAATTATTTCCTATTCAATGCTCTGCCGCTTGGTCGCCACTGATAGATGTATATGGTGAGAAACTTCAGGTGCTAGATTATTCGCCCCGTACACCTGCAGGTGCTGCTCTTGTGTCTTTTGCAGCTAATGGAAATAGCTATTTCCTGCTGTCTTGGCATAAGGATAGTACTGCTGTTGCATCGAGATTGGCTGATTCTATAGATTCACTACAGAAATGTGACATTGCAGGAACTATAGCTGCGCTTTTGTTACTGACTTCAGAAAACTGTCATCTTTCTCCTGCTTGGTATGAGTCACTTTCTGAGTCTAACAAGGACTGGGTTAACTTACTTGCTCATCCTTTTCCGGCTTTTGAATTTACACCTTTTAATGCTGGCTCTAAGGGGTTCATTGAGAATATTGGTGTTAAGTCTTATAAAAGATTTTAGTGGGTCCACAGTGACGTCTGGTAGGTTTCAGGGGCTCAACTGCTAAGCGAAATTGAGGCCCTTTCTGTCTCTGTAATAGGTTTTGATTTTTTCTTATTAAGTAGTGAGAAGTTTGCCCCTGTAGCAGCGCTATTTTTTAGTTTCACCGAGTTGGCGTATCTTGCGTTGGGGTGTGCTAATTTGGCATCCACTTTCTCTTCGCCTGGGGCAATTTGACCTTTGATTGGGGTCAACGTCGCCTTTCAGTAGCCAAAGCTCATACTGAGGGAAGACGCGTAGCATTTTCCTCTCTACTTTGCGGAATAGGGTGACATTTTAGACTTGCAATAACAGCCATTGTGGGATTCCTTTCTACTGTTGAATTGCCTTGCATCTTAGGGCTTGAGTTTGTCTCAGGCTCGGAGATTTTAATTAGAATTCAATTGCAAGCGTTGTAATGTCATCAAGCTTGGCACTGTAGCCGGCCTTCTTTAACTCTTCGATGACAGGGTTTATTAGGTTGTCAAGATCTTCGTCAGAGATACCAACTTCAAGGGATAGGTCGGTTAGGTTTGCATAAGCCTCGGTATGGCCGAGGCTTACTGCTCTTTGTATTGCCAGAATGACTCGTTTGCGAATTTCACTTGGTATTGTCGTTCTTGCCATAAGGGCAAGTTCTTTTGCGCGCTTGGCGGAAATCAAAGTTTCTTGGGGCGATGAGTTTAAGAAGCTCGACTCAATTCGAGCGACTAATTCTGCGTTGATCGAGCGGCCAGCCGCTTTCGCTGCTTGCTCTGCTTGGAGGCGTAGCGCTTGGGGCATACGCAATTTGAATTGTGGGTCTTCTCTGCTCATGAGGTGATCATGGACCACGGTGGTCTTGACAGCAATGGGACCACCGTGATCCCATTGCTCAATAGGGATCACCGTGGTCCATTTTGAGCTTGGGGTATGACATGGATTTGGAAGAGCTGAGCCCTGGTGCCTTGGTTGGGCTGCAACAGGATGTGGAACCTATTGAGCGCTGGGCAGAACGTAACGGCATTAGTTACGGCACCGCTCGTGCCTGGGTTTACCGGGGTGTGCTGCCGTCCGTGAAGCTCGGAAAGCTGCGCATGGTGAATAGCGCGTTGTTGCGTAGCTGGCTGCTGGAACAGGAATGGAGTGCCTGATATGCGTTACCTCGTAGAGATTTGCACCTTCCACGGCCCGGCCCAGCAACGTCGCTGGCATCGCGTCCATCAGGGCGGTTCCCGCGTGGAATGCCAGCGCTGGGTCGAAGAGTCGGTGGCTGTCTTCCCGACCGAAGAAGAAGCTCGCCGCTCCTTCGGCCTGACCCGCGAACGCGCCCGGCAGGCTTACCGCATCCGTGGGGTGAGGGTATGAACCATGACCGCCAGTCCCTACTACCTACGCCAAACCCACGCCCCGGACTGCGCCTGCTCTGTGTGCTGGTCCGCAAGGCAGGCCATCCCATTGCACAGCCCGTCGCCGTGTCCGGACTGCCGGCCCCCTGGGCTGCCCTATCTGGAAGATGGCCGCTGGCTCTGCCGTCCCCGTTCCTTCTGCGCGAAACACGACCCGTCCCGGCGTCCGCCGAAGTACTGGCACGTTGTGTACGACAGCGGGAAACCTACGCCCTTCGTGCCCGTGCGCGAAGCATTCCAACTGGAGGGCTGACCCATGCTCGCTAAGACCCTGAAAGCGCTGCTCCTGCTCTGCCTGATCCAGGCCGCCCGCACTGTGACCGATCCGGTCAAGGGCCGCGCTCCCGGCTCGTCGGAACAGCCTCACCGTTCCGGCGAACGGAAGCACGGGCGCAGCGCACCCTTGAACGCCTCCCCCCTGAAACAGCCTCCGCTTGGGAGTGTGGGGCAGCTCCTCCGCCCCGCGCTCCCGAGCCCTCGGCGGCAAGAGCGGGATGACAAGGGCAGAGCCCTTGGTGTTGCTCTGCGGGTTCCAAGGGAAAGCGTTCCCCTAGGCCGTCGGAGACGACGTTGCGATAGGGATCGTTATCCGGATGGGCCGAGACGAACACCCGTGGTTGGCTTGGTTCGCTAGCGAATAGAGCCCGGCCCGAAGGGATCGCCCGACAAAACACTTTCACCCAACACCGCTGAATGAAGGCGAAACAGCCGAATTTGCAGCAGCGGGACAACTCACGCCGAAAAAGGCGAATTGAAGGAGAAACACCGATGAACATGTTTGCAACCCAAGGCGGCGTCGTCGAACTGTGGGTCACCAAGACCGACACCTACACCTCGACCAAGACCGGGGAAATCTACGCCTCGGTCCAGTCCATCGCCCCGATCCCGGAAGGCGCCCGTGGCAACGCCAAGGGCTTCGAGATCAGCGAATACAACATCGAGCCGACCCTGCTGGACGCCATCGTCTTCGAAGGTCAGCCGGTGCTCTGCAAGTTCGCCAGCGTGGTCCGTCCGACCCAAGACCGTTTCGGCCGGATCACCAATACCCAGGTCCTTGTGGATCTGCTGTCCGTGGGCGGCAAGCCGATGGCGCCGACCGCCCAAGCCCCGGCCCGCCCGCAAGTGCAGGCCCCGCGCCCGGCCCAGCAGCCGCAGGGCCAGGACAAACAAGACAAGTCTCCGGACGCCAAGGCGTAAGCCGTAGGAGGCCGCGATGCTCCGCTATCTCTCGCTGTTCGCGGTAGGTCTGGCCACCGGCTACGCCTGGGGCTGGATCGACGGCCTAGCGGCCTCCCTGGCTGTTTGAGGACTGCACGAATGGAAGGCTCTGTATCGGTTCAAGTGTGCAAGACCTGGGTCCAGAACGCGGACGGCACGGTTGGCTGTACGCACCTTGAGTGGATACAGACCTACCTGCTGCCGCCTGAGGCAGAGGGCTATTTGACTCTGCTGATGGGTGGTTTCGACCCGTCGGCCTTCCGCCTCGGCTTCGCCGGGACCATCGGGCTGTTCGCCGTTGGTTTGGGGGCTGGCTTGATCATTTCCGCCATGCGCAAAGCGCGCAATTAATGAGGTTCCAATCATGGAAAAAATGAAAACCCTGTTCCGCAACGCTTCCATCGCCACCGCCGGCCTGGCCGTGGCCAACGTCTCCTTCGCCGAATCGCTGCTCGACGAAACCACCAAGGGGGTTCTGGCGCAAGCCAGCACTGATGGCGGGTCCGTGGCCAAGCTGGTGATCGCCGCCGTGGCGGTGCTGGTCGGCCTCGCCCTGGTCATCGGCGCGATGCGCAAGGCCTGACGTGATCTGGTCCCTGATGCTGGGCGCATTCATGGCGTCCGCGCTGCTGACGGGATTGAAAATCGGCCAGTATCAGTGATAGGAGGAGGGGCCGAAAGGCCCCTTTTTTATGCCTCGGTTCATATTGTTGATTATTACGTTGTTATTTGGTTCGGCGGCTCATGCCGAATATTATTACTGGTACATGGGTTATTTTGATAAGAAAGTTTCATCCCCTACGGCTGGCTGTGATCTTTATTTCAGCAGTTTTTCCAAGGACCCTGGTCGGGTTTTTGTTATGGAACCTTCGTCAAATCCAAGTGAGGCGGGCAAGGTTTTCTATTGTGTGGTTCGTTCTGGTGATTGGATTCTTTTTAATACGAATGTTTATTTGAAAGGTGATAGGTGTCCTGAGGGAACTGAGCTTGATCTCAGTACCGGCGAATGCCGGGAGAATAAGTGCAAGATTCTGGCTGGCTCGCTCTATGAAAAAGGCGGCCACCAAGCACCGATTTCCCGCTTCATCAATTACCTCGGTTGTGAGATCGCCGTCAGTTCGATTGATGGTTGTATCGGCCCCGCTGAGGGCGAAGCGGGTGGAACCTTCTGCCGGGTCATCGGCTCGTTCACCGGTAACTGGTTCACCTCCAAGGGCTCCTGTGCTTTCGGCTGCGACGTGGGCCCGGGTGACGGTCCGCCTCCGGGTGGGGACGGCGGCACCGGGGGCGATGGCGGCAGCAACCCGCCCGGCGGCGACGGTGGAAGCGATGGCGGCACCAAGCCCGGTAACGGCGGTGGCGATGACGGCTCCAGTGGTGGCGGCGGCGGTGGGGGCGGTGGCGGTAACAACCCCTGTCAGGGCCATGTTGGCAGTGACTGCGGCACCACGCCCGGCGGTGACGGCAGTAGCGGCGGCGATGGCGACGGGACCGGCTCCAGCGGCGGGACCGGTGGCGATGGCGGCGACGGCTCCGGCGGGGGAGGCCTGAAAGAGCCGAAGCAAGGCTCCTTCGACAAGACCATTAAGGAATACGACGACGCCATCGCCAAGGCGCAAAAGGACTTCCAGGAACTGCAAGGCAAGTTCGAAAGCGTCCTCGCTTCCAAGTTCGATATTCACCTGGGCACCGGCGGCGGCTCCCTGCCGTGTTGGGACTTTACCGCCCTCGGCCAGCGCTACGACGTCTGCCTCACCCAGTACGCCCAAGAACTCTCCGTCATCCGCTACGTGGTGCTGTTCATCGCCGCGATCCTGGCCGGATGGATCGTTTTCTATCGCTCCTGAGGAAACGCCATGGACATTCCCTTTCTCTCCGACATTCTCGCCTGGATGCAATCCCTCTGGGACTTCCTCTACAGCGGCGTCTATGACTTCGTCACCGACGCCTTTGTCCTGCTGACCAAGATGGCCATCAAGGGCTGGTTCGAGATGCAATTGTTCGTCGCGGAAATCGGCTACAAGGCGTTCCGCGAAGTCGTCGGCGGCATCGGTATCGGCTCGACCATCACGTCCTATTACTCGTCCCTGAACGGCGACCTGCGCTCGCTGCTGGCGTTCTTCGGCCTGCCGGACGCGGTGAACATGATCTTCGCCGCCATCGGCACGCGCTTCTCCATGTCCTTCATCCCCTTCATAGGTAAGTGACATGGCGATCAAGATTCATCACGGCCCGAACGGCTCCTACAAGACCTCCGGCGCGATCCAAGATGACCTGATCCCCGCGATCAAGAAAGGCCGCGTCATCATCACCAACGTGCGCGGCCTGACCCGAGAACGGATCTTCCAGGTGATGCCGGAGACGCCCTCCAGTTGCGACGTCATCAACCTCGACCTCGAGGACCTGGATGACATGGAAAAGATGCGCACCTGGTTCATGTGGGCGCCGCGTGGCGCGTTCATCATCTTCGACGAAACCCAACTGATCTTTCTGAAGTCCTGGCGCGAAGCCGACCTCAAGCGCTTCGACTTCCCGGACGGCCCGGAAGCGGCCAAGGCAGCCGGGCGGCCCATGGGCTGGCTGGATGCCTGGACCCGGCACCGGCATTTCAACTGGGACATCATCCTCACCACGCCGAACATCGCCTATATCCGCGACGACATCCGCATGACGGCGGAAAAGGCCTATCTGCACTCCAACCTCGCCGTCATCGGCATTCGGGGCCGCTACAAGGAAAGCCAGCACTCGGCGCAGGACAACAAACCGCCGGCCCGCGACGTGATCGTCGAGATCAAGAAAATCCGCCAGGAGACCTTCGCCCTCTATGAATCGACAGCCACCGGCTCCGTCACCGACACCATCGCCGGCAAGAGCCTTTTTAGACAACCTAAGATTCTTCTATTCATGGCAATTCCGGCCCTTGCTATTGGGTCTGTGGTTTATGACGGCGGACCTCGTTTACTCATGGGCGACCCTGTATCGCCGCCTGCTGCTGGAACTGCTGCGCCTGCTCAAGCCGGTCCTGCTGTGGGTGCTGCGCGTGCTGCTGGTGCGGCTGGTCCTGATGCTGCTGATGATGTACCTGGGTACTCAGGCGTTCCGGGCGCTGCTCCTGTAGGGCATCCCTTCGCCGGTCGTGACTTCATCGTCAAGGCGACCCTGCTGTCCGCCTCCGGGCGCCCCACCTATCTGTTCGCCGTCCGGGGCCAGGACGGCAGCGAATTCACTCTCACCGATCGCGACCTGACCGACACCGGCTATGCCGTGGTGCCGCGGGGCAACTGCGCCGCGGAACTGAGCTTCAAGGGCGGTTGGTCCGGCTATGCCGCCTGCGCCGGGCGTAGCGCCTTGGGCAATGCGCCGCCGGCTCAGACCGCCGCGCCGAGCGTGCCGCCCGCCGCCGCGAACGGCGCCGCCGTGCGGGTGACGGTGGTTCCTGACACCAGCCGCTTGCCGCGCTCGATCAACTGAGGGGGAGCCGATGAACTGGACAAGCTATTTCGCCGCCCTGGGGCTGGCGTTCCTGGCCTATCTGGCGGGCTTTTTCTTCGCGGTGGCGGTGACGCCGACGGGGCCGGTATGGCCGCTGTAGCCGGCCTGGCCGGGGCGCGCGCGAACGGCTCGTCTCGGAGTGAGCAAGCGCCACGGCGGGGCCGGCTGACGCCCCTGTAACACGTCAGATAAGCCACCTATTGCGGTTTCAATTCGTACCAATTTGGATCGTTAAAGATGAAGAAAATCAGCCATCAAATTCGCGTCAGTATCGAGTCGGACGGTCAGGTCTTGGAAAGCCCGAAAGGGCGGTTGTTCTTCGACGACACCACGGCTCAATTCACCGACCTGTCAGGCGTGCGCATTCTGCGTTGCGGCGTGGACACGGTGCGGCAGTTGTACAACGGCAAGTTGCGCCCGGAAGTGATGGCGCTGTTTGACCTCTCGGTGGATGTGGTCGAGTTCGCCGGCTACGAATGGTCCAAGGGCCGTATCGGTCGCGACTCTGGCTATCAGTACCGCCTGCAGAACGCTGAAATGGGTCTGATCCTGCTGATCAAGAACCACAACATCAAGGTCGATACCCTCGGCTCGCACCTCAAGATCGAAGTATCGCCTCACGCCCTCGATGGCGCCGATCCGCGCATCCTCCAGGGCGTGCTGGATGACTTGGCCGCTGCCGTGCTGAGTCACTGCGAAACCAACCAAGCCGCTGTGCATATCGCCCTGGACGTACAGGGCTGGAAACCGCCTCGTGATCTGGTGGATCGCATGCATTGCCGCTCGCGTCGGGTACGCCAGATCAGCGGGATCGAGCGGATCGAATTCGACGGCAACGCCTCGGTCTACGGGCGTGGCGAGACGTACATGTTCGGCTCGGCCAACGGCCTGCAACTGTCGATCTATAACAAGACCCTCCAGGCTCGGGCCACCGACAAGCTCGACTATTGGGAAAGCGTGTGGGCCACCCTGAACGGGGATCCGTTCGGCGATGGCGACCCGGCCTATAACCCCCTGGAAACGGTGTGGCGGCTCGAATTCCGTTTCCATCACTCCATCGTCCAGCAATTCTCCGAAGGCTCGCGTATGGCCTCGGGGGAGGTCATTGGCTGCCGCACCTATGAGGGCCTCTGCCCGCATCTGCAAGGACTGTGGAACTACGCCTGCGAAAGCTTCAAGCTGCTGAGCCGGACGGCGGTCTACGATCCGTTCTGGAGCCTGATCAGCCAGGACGCCCGCGTACAGGTCGAGTGCGATCCGCTGATCGAGCGCACCGAGTATCGGCGCTACTACAAGACCGCCAAGGGCTTCAGCGGGCGTAACTGCGAGATGTTCCTCGGCCAGTTCGTGAGCCTGATCGCGCGGGAGCGTGTCCCGGCAAAAAAGGCTATTGAGTCCGCCCGTAAACTGGAGTTCTGGCACGTTATCGAAGACCACTACCTGGCCAAGGGTTGGACTCGTCGCGATCTGGAAAGGCACATACACAAGCTGATGTGTGATCGGTATCTGCGGCGGGGGTATGCCGTCTAATGTCGATTACCAAGCTCCCCGATGGCCGTTGGTTCGTCGATGTAGAACCGATCAAGGGCAAGCGCTTTCGCAAGCGGTTCAAGACCAAGATGGAGGCGCAGCAATTCGAGGCCACCGCGCGTCAGAAGTGTGCGGAAAACCCCTGCTGGACGCTCAGGCCGAAGGACCGTCGGCGTCTCTCGGAGTTGGTCGAACTCTGGTATGAACTGCACGGCCAGACCCTGAGCAACGGGCATCGTTGCGTGGCGATTCTGCGGTTGGTGGCAAAGGACCTGGGCGACCCGGTCGCTGTCTCCCTGGAGCCTGCGAAAGTGGCTCGGTTGCGTAGCCGACAGATAGCCAATGGCATGTCGGGCAAGACCGCGAACAACCGTCTTGGCTACCTCAAGTCCATGTACAACGAATTGCGCCAACTCGGCGTCATTGACTATGAGAATCCGGTAGGGCGCATGCGGCCGCTCAAGCTTCAGGAAAGACCGCTGTCGTACCTGACCAAGCATCAGGTGTCCGAACTGCTTACGGCCCTGGATGCGCGCACCACGTCGCCACATCCGAAGATGGTCGCTCGTATCTGCCTCGCGACAGGGGCTCGATGGGGTGAGGCTCAGGCGCTGACGCCGGAACGTCTGAAAGGTAATGCGGTGATCTTCGCCAACACCAAGTCCAAGCGTGTGCGCTCGGTGCCGATCTCGGAAGAATTGGGCGCCGACCTTCGCCGGCATTGGCAGACCCACGGGCCGTTCACGAACTGCCTTGGCGTGTTCCGCCTGGTGCTGCTGTCGACCTCGATCAAGCTGCCGAAGGGGCAGGCCAGCCACGTACTGCGCCACACGTTCGCCAGTCACTTCATCATGAACGGCGGGCACATCGTGACCCTACAGCACATCCTGGGGCACGCCTCGTTGTCGATGACGATGCGATATGCACACCTCTCCCAAGACCACCTATCTGAGGCTGTTCGATTCAACCCGCTTATAGGTTGAAGGCTGCGGGGGTCGACAGAGGGAAAGAAAAATAGACTTGAGATGGTTCAAATTCGGTCTGAATTCGGATTATGATGTTGGAGCCGACGGTAGACAGACTGCCGACGCGCGAATCCCACTCGTCGCCTGGATATGGAGCGTGGTGGAGTTCGAACACCGTAGAACCTGAGTTCCAGGCCTTAAGTGTTCCCACAGCAATGGAGGTACCGGCTCATGCGAGTCGAGACAATTAGTTATTTGAAACGTCATGCGGCTGACCTGGATTTATCCGAGCCAATGGTCGTCACGCAGAACGGTGTTCCTGCCTATGTGGTTGAGTCATATGCTGAGCGGAAGCAGCGCGATGAAGCAATTGCGCTGGTGAAGTTGCTTGCGATTGGCTCCCGCCAGTACGCAGAAGGCAAGCATCGCTCTGTTGATGATTTGAAAGCTCGCCTTTCCAGGAGGTTCGCTCAGCCAGAATAAGGAGGTTTAATGTCCCCGGTCGTCATTCGTTTTACTGATACCGCAGAGCAAAGCATCGAAGACCAAGTCCACCACTTGGCTCCATTCCAAGGTGCACAGGCTGCACTCCAGTCAGTACTGAGCCTTTTGGATGAGATTGAAGAGAAGATTTCACTTGCACCTAAAGGTTACCCAGTCAGCCAGCAGGCGAGTCTTCTGGGGGTGCTGAGCTATCGCGAGCTTAATACCGGCCCCTATCGTGTTTTTTACGAATTCCACGAAGAGCAAGGCGAGGCGGCAGTGATCTTGGTTCTGCGACAGAAGCAGAGCGTTGAGCAGCAATTGATCCGCTACTGCTTGGTGGGGGCAATCGAGTGATGGCTTTCTACTCCTGAGCATGTAGCGCTGAATGCGCCTCGACACTTCTTCGACACCTTTCCTTCCCCCAAAAAGCAAAGCCCCCGAAACGCTAGGCATTTCAGGGGCTTGGCAGAGTGATTT